AATGTTGCAAGAAGCAGATACTGTATGTGATTACATGATAGTTTGCGTGCAAAGAGATCCTAGTGTGGACAGACCAGAGAAAAATAAACCTGTACAAAATATTGTAGAACGACAATTACAAGTTAAGGGATGTCGATATGTTGATGAAGTTCTTGTTTACGAAACTGAGCAAGATGTGTTAGATATTTTAGCAGGTATACAATGGGATGTTAGGATTATCGGTGAAGAGTATGAGAATGCTCCGTACACTGGTCGTGATGAGTACAAAGACAATCCTAGAAAAGAAATTTACTATAACAGCCGTCAACATGGATTTTCGTCCAGTGAGCTCAGAGATAGAACTATAAAATAAATTATGTGCTTCTAGCCGATCTATCTTCTGGAATATCGCCTTTCATCCAATAAGTTAAAGAATATCGTTTTCCTTTCGTAATATTAAGTGCCGTGTGACGATGTGTCACTCGCGAGGGAAATAAAATAGCATGACCAACAGGTAAATTACCAGCACCAAATTTTTGGTTTTCAAAATAAACACCACCATCTTCGAAATCGTCGTTGAGTTGGACTGACAATGAGATGTCTGCCAAACCGTCATGATGCCATCCAGGATTGCCAATCTGCCCATCCATGCTGTGCTTAACCACAAACGCCGATGATAACCAAACTAAAGGGAATGCCCATTTACTACATGCGATTGGTAGAATGTGTTTCTCGATATTTTGGATGTGTGTTGTGTTTATATAAGGTGATATATCTTTTAGATCCATTTCAGGAGCAGGATAAGAATCTCCTGGTCTATGGTCGAACTTTCCGATTGCGTCGCATAAATTTACAAGATCAGCACAATACTTTGGTGTTAAAAACGGAAAGCTAATTATATCTGGTGCTGGTTCTTCAATAAAATCTAAGACCGATGCTTTAACTTCTTCGGTCGGCATAAAGTTTTCTTCGGGAACAAGCACATAATCTTGTGTGGCTTTTACAAGCTCGGGAGCTATATTATCGGGACTGTAATTATAGATTCGATGTAAATCTACCATGCTTATATTCTACTCTAAAAATTATTTTAAATAAATTTAAAAAAGTCCTTTACTTTTACAAAAAGAGAGAATAGAATGTCTTTATTGTCGGCTTGGTAGTTAAACGACAAAAAACTTAAAGATAACTACACTCTTACGGAGTTAAGTCCATATGACGCTTCTAGCCTCTTCGTAAGTTATAGCTAAATGATACAAATTTAACATGCTTTATAGGGCAGATTTATTTTTACTTAACGACAATTTGCAAAGCGTCGATCCGTAAGAGTAGCCTGAAAAGGTGCATAAAGTTTTTTATGCCTGATTAGTGCGAGTGTTGCAACGCTTGTCAATGTCCTAGGTGTTTTGTGTTGCCACTTCCAGCACTGTATTTTTATTCTGTGGGATAGATTATAGGTCGGGGAGGTTTCTAGCAGGTCTATATAAACAATGGAACGAAGTTCTAAAGAAATGGCATTTATGGTATACACGCCAAGCAAAATATTAAATGCAAATTATGTGGCTACCTGTCCTATAAAGCATGTTAGATTACCGATTTATTTAAGTCCTTTACTTTTGTAATAGACTGAGATAGAATGATGGAATATTAATTATATAGGAGAAAATGTGAAGAAATTTACACATAATATATTTGACGGTGAACTTACTGTCGAAGAAGAAAAGCAAGAAACTAACGAGATTGACGAACTACGCTCGATATGGAAAGATATGCGACTAGCAGATCTTCCGAAAGAAGAACGCGACGAACTTCATTTAGGTTGGTCTTGGTGTAAAAAAGAAGATGTTCAAAAGATTGCTGACGCAAACATAGATTGTTTGTCGTTATCAGCAAAATTTTATTTAATGCAACAACATTAAATTTTAGACAGGAATAGGGTTAATACCAGTGAGCACTGTGAGTGGTGCTTGGATGTAGAAAAGTTGAACGAGACCTATTTCCTGTCCTCCTAATCTCGTTCAACACACTCGTCGTGGACAGTTTGGAAAAAGAGTTTTCATATACTCCTCGTTTCGAACTGTCCACATTTAATAAAAATAATTTAACTTTTTTTAAAAAACTCCTTTACTTTTTGAGAAACATGAGATAGAATGAATCTTGTATTAATTAAGAAAGGAGAAAAAAATGCAAAAATACAAAGATGATAATGCTGCTTTAGAGTGTCTTGAGTGCGGTAGTTTATTGATAGGTGACGAGCCTAGAATAATTACTACTTGCGACGATTGTAAGCAAGAAGAAAAAGATACTAAAGAGATGTTTGAAAATTTTACTACCGAACAACGATTAGATGAGGTTATTCAATGGATAACTAACGATGTTTGGGACGAACTGTCTACTAAAAGCAAACATCGAATTATTAAACAATTAGGGTATATGGGATATCCTACGGATGATTTAAATAAAACTATTGGGAGGTAGTTATTATGGATATGAATACAACAGAACTTAAAATGTATGCTTCTAAGTGGTTAGCTGAAAAGAAAAATCCTTATGGAATTAATAAGCAACAAGATTTTTATGATATTGATGAAACAATTTTATATTCTAGCCCTAAAGCAGATAAGATTGAAAAAGAAATACTTAATTTATTTGGTTATGAAATTAATATAGCCGAAGCTGGTGAAAATTGGTCTGTCTTTGTAATAAGACCGAATGATATAAATGGTAATACCTATATATCTTTTATACCAAAAGATTTAGAGGAGATGAAAGATGAGTATTAAATACACACCCCCAGAAAATCCAAACATACATTCTATGTCATTAGAAGAACTTTTAAAATTTAAAGAATATCTAATTGAAAAAATAGAAAAACATCTACCTGAGTTGATTGATGATATAGATGTTTATATTGAAGAAATAATTTAATTATTTTTTAAAAAGTCCTTTACTTTTTTAGAAAGCTGAGATAGAATGAGTCTTGTATTTAATTTAAAGGAGCAAAAAATGAATAAAGCAAAACTAATACAAAAAATACAAAAGGCTATAGAGCCTAGAATGGAACCTAAAGGATACGGCGATAATCCTGAAGAAATGCAGGAAACTAAAAGCGATACTTTATATTTAACACAAGACGAAGTTCTTTGTGTTATCGGTATGCGTAAATGCACCAGTGTTGCAATTTCTACCAATCTTGGTGGCTACGACGAAAGTTGTTTCGGCGAAGATGGTAAAGCCGAAAGAGTTTTTACAAGCTCTAATCGTGTACATGTTAGACTCGGCAAAAAAGTCGCTAAAGCAATGATTAAGGATATTTATAGTCCTAAATTAATTTCTGTCCATGCTATAGGTAGTGTGTTGTCTGACGACAACGACAGATTTAGTATAGTTCTTTAAACTATACTTTCCCCCAGATAATGGCACCTTCGGGTGCCATTTTTTATGTGTGCATTGTGGCGTTTCGACAGAGTCTGACTGAGAGTGGACTCCTGCGAAGTAGTAAAAAATTAATTTAATTATTTTTAATAAACTCCTTTACTTTTATGGAAGACTGAGATAGAATGAGTCTTGTATTAATTAAAAAGGAGAAAAAAATGAATACAACAATGGAAAAAGACAGATTAATAGAACAAGCTGTGTTAACTTTCTTTCACAACACTGCTGAAGGTGAATCTATCGACACGATTGACGGCAACTTTACAATATCTGACGACCACACTACTGTGGCCAAATATTCTTTACTAGAAAACGCAACGGGGCGTACGAAAGGATATAACAGCATACACAAACTGTTTGCTGGTTTTCCTAAAAATACTCTTGCTGAATTTGTAAATTATTACAAATAATCAGATAGTAATTAATTATGGGATCTTCGGATCCCATTTTTTGTGTGTGGACTGTGGCTATTTCGCATAAGTCGCAGTGCAGTCCAGAAATGCGAAATACCGAAGATATCGATTTGCCTTTCGACGATGAGTCGCAGTGCAGTCGACTTGTGTGAATAAATTGTAAAAATAAATTAAAAAACTCCTTTACTTTTATGGAAAAATGACATAGAATGGAATATGTATTTAATTAAAGGAGAAAAATATGAATATAGACGAACTTACAAACAAAGCTAGAAAAATAGCTTTTGAGAAAAAAGTTTCTACTAACTCGATTCTTAAACCTATGTTAATAAAACATGGTTTCGAAGACGAAAATGGAGTAAATCCAGTCCCGTATTCGATAACTATAAGTTATTACGAAGATTTAAATAAAGTTCCGACGAAGGAAATTATGGAAGAATTTAAGTTAATATAATTTAATAGATAAATAAAATGGGATCTTCGGATCCCATTTTTTTGCCTGTGGACTGTGGTTATTTCGAAGATAAGTCGCAGTGCAGTGGACTTATGCGAAAGCGAAAGATATCGACTATACATGAGAAATGGATTTTGTGTTGTGGAATGTGTAAAAGTTGTCAAATAGCTAATAGGCTAATACGAATTGACTCCAGGACTGTTGCAGAAGGCATCACAGCGTATTAGCAAGGGATATTGGACTCCTATTGGTTGTACAAGCTAATATGAGATATGTATGAGAATACTTGCTGATAGCAGGTAGTTAGTAGTAGAATTGTTCAAAATAGCTTTGGATAGCCTTATATAGAGCTCCAGGGACATGAGACATTATGGATAGTACTCGCAAGCAGAAAAAACTTACGCCCAAGCAGGAAAAATTCTGCCAACATGTTGCATCAGGAACTAGCTTAAAGGAGTCAGCCGTCCTTGCTGGCTATTCAAACAACAATGCTGCTCGTGCAGGAGCATTCTTGGCGAACCATGAACCATTGGTACAAGCAAGGATTCAAGAACTCCAGAACAGAGGAGCAGCCAGAGCAACACTTACTTTATCAAAGCATTTAGATAATCTAGAACAGTTAAGGGACAAAGCAATCTCGAACAATGCCTTTGGTGCTGCCGTCACGGCAGAAATAAACAGAGGAAAAGCAGCAGGATTGTATGTGGATAGAAAAGAGTTAACAGTCAATAAAACTTCTGATATGACCAAACTAGATATTATTAAACGCATACAAGAACTTCACCAAGAGTCAGGAGGCATTTTACCAATACCAACTAGCTATTCTGTGGAGGCTGTTGAATCCTCGTCAAAGGATGATGTTCTGGAAACAACTTCTGAAAGTCAAGAGTCTAATGACTAGGATTCTTTTATCTGGAAGTCTTCCTAACTGTGATACTGTGGATCGTGACCCCCCTGCACAAAGTCGCCTATATAAAAAAATCCAACGTTGGTTCCTGACAAATGTCCTGCAAAAATTTTGCAAAAAATTTTTAACATGAGTAAAGAGCTAGAACATATTCCACAAGAGTTACTAGCGGAACATTTGGAACTATCCGAACGTCTCGCGGAACTCCAGAAGAAAGAAACAATACAAACAAACTTTATGCCATTCGTAAAAACCATGTGGACGGACTTTATAGAGGGAGAACACCATAGGATAATGGCAAGAGCCTTTGATCGAATAGCATCAGGCGAACTAAAACGGTTAATTATTAACATGCCACCACGTCATACCAAATCGGAATTCGCCTCCTACCTGTTCCCAGCGTATCTCGTAGGCAAACGACCAGGACTTAAGATAATACAGGCAACGCACACTGCTGATTTGGCTGTTAGATTTGGTCGTAAGATAAGGGATTTAATAGTAACAAAAGGTTTTAGAGAAATATTTCCTAACGTAGAACTAAACCCAGAGAGTAAAGCAGCAGGTAGATGGGAAACTAGAACTATCGATGGTAAAATGAACGGTGAGTACTTTGCCTCAGGTGTTGGTGGTGCATTGGCTGGTCGTGGTGCGGACTTATTTATTATCGATGACCCACATTCAGAACAGGATGCCATGAGTGCAAACGCATTAGACGATGCATACGAGTGGTATATGACAGGTCCAAGACAAAGGTTACAGCCAGGAGGAGCTATCGTGATGGTTATGACCCGATGGTCCAAGAAAGACTTGACTGGTAGAGTGATTAAAAAGATGATGGAATCCGACGATGCTGACCAATGGGAGATAATCGAACTGCCTGCTGTACTACCTAGTGGTAAATCCCTTTGGCCAGGATATTGGCCATTACCCGAACTAGAGAAAATAAAAGCCTCTATCTCTCCCAGTAAATGGGCAGCAGAATACATGCAAAATCCGACAGGCGAAGGAGCATCGATAATTAACAAAGAGTGGTTTAAAATATGGGATAGAGACCAACCACCACCTGTAGACTACATTATACAAAGTTACGACACGGCTTTTTTGAAAACTGAAAGGGCAGATTTTAGTGCTATTACTACATGGGGAGTGTTTTACCCAGAGGGAACGATAGGCGATGAGCAATATACTGGCAACGAAGCACATGTTATATTGTTAGATTCTGTAAAAGAACGTATGACTTTCCCCGAACTGAAGAAAAAAGCTCTGGAACAATATAAAGAATGGAATCCTGAATCGGTTATTATAGAAGGAAAAGCATCTGGTATGCCCTTGACTCAGGAACTCCGAGCCATTGGTGTTCCAGTGCAAACGTTTACGCCAAGCAGGGGACAGGATAAGATTGCTAGATTAAATTCTTGTGCTCCATACTTTAGTGGTGGCTATATATGGGTTCCAGAAACAAACTGGGCAGAAGAATTAGTCGATGAAGTATCAGATTTCCCTTACGGAGAACACGACGATTTAGTTGATAGCACAACACAAGCACTTATGCGATTTAGACAAGGTGGCTTTGTGCGATTAGACACAGACTTTGACGAAGAACCACTACCTAGAAGGAAACGAGTTTACTATTAGAGAATTTATAAGTATGATTTAGATTATCCACCTGGATTGGAGAATAAATGGCAATAGAAAAAGCAGAGTTAGAAGCGTTATTAAACGGTGAAGCAGCAGAGGTTGAGCTTCCAGAAGAGATGGAAGAGATTCTACCAGAGAATATTGTTATTGAGGGCGAAGAAGAAGAATCAAACATAGACATAATTCCTGATCCACCAGAAGACTTTAACAAAAATTTAGCCGAAATCATAAACGAAGACGATTTAACTGCGTTAGCTAGTGATCTTTGCTCTGATTTTGACGAAGATGAGGAGTCAAGAAGAGAATGGCTAGAAACTTTTACCAAAGGTTTAGATCTTTTAGGTATAAAAGCTGAAGATAGAAGTGAACCATTCCCTGGAGCGAGTGGTGTACACCATCCTTTGTTATCAGAATCGGTAGCACAGTTTCAAGCACAAGCATATAAAGAGCTTTTACCAGCTGATGGACCTGTAAAAACACAAATATTAGGTGTTGCTGACACATTAACAGAGCAACAAGCTCAAAGAGTCAAAGAATTTATGAATTATCAGATAACGTACAACATGGAAGAGTACGATCCTGAGCTCGATCAACTATTATTCTACTTACCACTGTCTGGATCTGCGTTTAAAAAGGTATATTATGACCCAGCCAAAGCTCGAGCAGTAAGCAGCTTCGTTATGGCAGAAGATTTTATAGTTTCTTACTCTACAAACGACTTAACAGAGTGTCCTAGAGCCACACATGTAATAGAAATGTCAGGAAACCACATTCGTAAGATGCAAATGGCTGGTTTATATAGAGATTTAGAGATAGGAGCTCCTGCAAACGATTATGAAGGTGATATAGCAGGTGTAAAAGAGAAAATAGACGATATTACAGGTGTTTCAAAGCCTACAGACTCCGAAACATACACTGTTTTAGAAATGCACGTCGAATTAGACCTAGAAGGATTTGAAGATACGGTCGACGGAGAGCCTACAGGCATAGCTTTACCGTATATAGTCACTATAATTAAAGAAAGTATGCAAATACTGTCTATACGTAAGAATTTTGACCCCAACGATCCTCTAAAAAAGAAAATAGAGTATTTTGTACACTATAAGTTCCTTCCAGGACTAGGTTTTTACGGTTTTGGGTTAATACATATGATTGGAGGTTTAAGTAAGTCTGCAACCTCACTATTAAGACAATTAATAGACGCAGGCACACTATCCAATCTTCCAGCAGGGTTCAAAGCAAGAGGAATGCGTATCCGAGACGATGATACACCTATTGAACCTGGAGAATGGCGAGATGTTGATGTTCCAGGTGGAACCATTAGAGATGCACTCATGCCGTTGCCGTACAAAGAGCCGAGTGGTGTATTAGCCCAACTTTTAGGTGTTTTAGTTGACAGTGGACAACGTTTTGCTAATATTGCTGACATGAAGCTCGGTGACATGGGTCAAGAAGCTCCAGTAGGTACTACACTAGCAATGATGGAGCGTGGAAGTAAAATTATGTCTGCTATCCATAAAAGACTGCATTTTGCTCAAAAAATGGAGTTTAAACTTCTTGCGAGAGTTTTTTCTGAGTCTTTACCACCAGAGTACCCATACGATGTAGTTGGAGGGTCAAGAACTGTATATGCTAAAGATTTTGACGGTCAAGTAGATGTTTTACCTGTTAGTGACCCTAATATTTTTAGCATGAGCCAAAGAGTAGTGTTAGCACAAACTCAACTACAATTAGCACAAAGTGCACCACAATTACATGACTTACATCAGGCATATTATAAAATGTACAGTGCTTTAGGTGTACAGAACATAGATGAAATATTAATACCTGAAGACGAGGCTATACCAAAAGATCCAGTACAAGAAAATCAGGATGCATTGATGGGAATGCCTTTAAAAGCATTTTTAGAACAAAACCACGATGCACACATACAAGCACATATGGCGTTTATGCAAAACCCTATGGTACAACAAAACCCTGCTGCATTGTCTGCTTTACAAGCACACATACAAGAACATCAAGCGTTGAAATATAGACTACAGGTGCAACAACTTATGGCAGAACAAGGAATGCAACTACCTGAACCTGGACAACCTGTACCTATGGAAGTAGAGAATCAAATAGCCATGATGGCAGCACAAGCAACACAACAGATTACAGGACAAGAGCAAGCTCTAATAGAAGCACAACAGATTGCTCAACAACAACCTCAAATAGATTTAGCTAATAAACAATTAGACTTACAACAAATGGAAATACAACGTAAAGCTCAAGCTGATCAAATACGAGCTCAAACAGAGTTAACTAAAGCAGAGCTAGACGCACAAACATCTCTCGCAAAAGCAGATAAGAATGAAGACATAGCTCAACAAAGAATTGCTGCTCAACGAGAAAAAGATGCAATGGACGCTGAAGTTAAAACACAAAAATCTTATAGCGAAATATTAAAACAAGTAAAAGACGCAGAGGATAGAACTGATGGGTAAAGATACACACAAAACAAAAGATGGTAGAACTGTTAAAAAAGGTCTCTACTATAATATTAACAAGAAACAAAAAGAAGGAAGAAAGCCAAGACCAGTAGGTGCTAAAGGTGCACCTAGTAAAAAAGATTTCGAAGATGCAGCTAAAACTGCTAAAAAG